CCCATCCGGCCCCGTTCCTCGCCAGGCTCCACAGGTCCACGCTGCCTTCATACGCGGTGATCTGTTTGTCATCGTCCCCCCGCAGGGCGTCGGCTTCAAAGTCCAGCCTCACCGTGCCGTAGCTTACCGCCTCCGGCCGGGTGTACCATTCATCCTCCGCCATGGGGAGTGTGACCATCACCGGATCCGTCGTTCCCGGATCCTCCTCCTGCTCCAGCGCCTTCAGCGCTGTCACCAGGCTCACGTATTCCTCAGGCATACCTGCTCACCACGCTTCCTCCGCTGTTTCCGCTCTTGCGCTGGATCAGCAGGATTACGCCGTTCCAGTCCTTGTACGGATCGCTCCGCAGCACCTTCCAGCGTTCTCCCCTGTAATCCAGTTCCCGCTCGCCCTTGTACATTTTGTCGTAGGGGATCAGCAGCTTCGCCTCTGGGTTCAGCCCGTCGCCTCCGCTCTGGTAAACCTCCGCCTGTGTCAGGCTCAGCTCCTGGCATTTCACCGTCCGTTTTGTCTCCGTGACCGGCGTTCCGGCTTCATGCGCGTCCGGATAGAAGGCCACCAGCTCGCAGCTGGTCATCTTCCTCATTCCGTCGTCACCTGCCCGTCATAATGCGTGTAGGATTTACTCAGCCTCAGCTGTCCCTTCAGACTGTTGTACGCGGCCTGCAGGTTGTCATAGTTCGGCGGGTTTCCGATCTCCTTGTTGCACCAGACCGCGATGGTTTTGATGATCAGCTCATCCTCCACCGTGCTGTTGTCGGTGATCACCCACTGCCCCAGGACCTTCTCCCTGGTGATGGCGATCACGCCCGGCAGCACGATTTCCGCGCTGGTTGTCAGATCCAGGGCGCAGGCTTTAATCTCCGCGATGATCTGCGCGTCGTATTCATCGCCCTCGATAAACGTCAGCAGCTCCTTCACTTCCGCAAACATGCTTTCACCTTCTTCCCGCCACGTATTCCTCGTATAGTCTCCGCGTGTACAGGTGCTTTGCCGGGCAGTGTGTGTCCACCCACATCTCAAATCCCGCGCAGGCCGCCCTCACGCAAAAATGCCGGTCCTCTCCCCGCAGCGCTTTGTAAATGTTCGGGATCGGTGTATAATCCACGCCCGCCTCAAACACCTTCCGCTTCACCAGGGTGCAGGCCCCCGTCATTCCCACCTTGTACAGTCCCGGCGTTGTCCAGGCTGCTTCCGGCGGGCTGTACTGGTCACGCATCCACGCGTTGCACCAGTGCTGTGTCCAGAAGATCTCGCTCACGATGTCCTTGTCCGCCTCCAGTAGATACCGGAGCGTCTTCGGATCCACGACGATGTCCGTGTCGATGCTCAGCCAGTAATCATACCCGCCCGTCAGCATCTCCGTGATCGTCCTGTTCCGCAGTTCGCTCATCTTCAGCATCAGCTCCAGCGTCCACAGGTGGTCGTTCCCTGTCTTCTGATAGTTGTCCCCCGTATCCGCCACGGTGTAATCCGCGTTTCGGATGTACGGGATCACCTCTTTGCAGTCGTTCACCACAAAATAGCGGCTCACCTCATACCCTTCCGGAACCTCCAGGGCGTCCAGCCCCTTCTGGTATTCCTCAAAGATGTCGGTGTCCTGCCGCAGCGGAGCCGTGATCAGGATTCTTTTCATGTCGCCGGTTCCTCCCCCGGCCAGATCGGAACGTGTGCGATGTGTCCGCATCTTGCGGTCGGTTCGCACCAGATTTCCGCTCCTATATTGTTTGCCCTTACGCAGAAAGCCAGGTCTTCTCCGAATTTAATCCCGTTTATCGTCTCCGGGCTGAAACATGTCCCAAATTTTTTCTGTACTTCCCTGATGATTTCCGTAGAGATCATTGTACAGGCCATGCCGCAGCCTTTTACTCTGAACGGTTCCGCTCCCCAGCTTTCCACCTTTGTTACTGGCTTCAGACTGCTGTATACGCATTTCCCGTATGGTGGCCTTCGTCCTTGGAATGCACCGCACACGAAATCCTTCCCGCAGAAGGCCAGCGTTTCCACGATGCTCTCATCAAACACCATGTCGCTGTCCAGGAAAAGGAGATGCGTAAATCCTTCATTGATGGCTTTGCAGGCCAGCTTATCCCTTGCGAAATAAATCAGCGTTCCGGCGACAATCTCCACATGGTGATTGATCCCTTCCCGCTGCAGGTGTCCCTGCAGGCCCACCAGGCTTTTCATAAAATCCGCGTGGACGTAATCCATGCACGGAACTGCGATCAGCAGTCTGAATGGCTTCCTCATTCGGACAAACTCCTTTTTATTTTTTTCTGCTCCGGATCACTCTCGGCTCCACTTTCCCTTCCGGCGTCTCGCGCATCAGCGCCGGCGCTTCCGCTACCCGCTCCGCGCTCCCGGTGGAAAGCAGGAAACCGGCTTCCGCCGGGGAGACCTCCACGATCTCCCCGGCTTCGTGCCGGATCCTGGCCGCTCTGAGAAGTTTCAGCTTCATCAGTCAGCCCTCCGCGATCAGGTCGTTACAGCCGCGGCCTTCTTGACGTTGCAGAAGCGTCCGGGGCCGGTGACCTTGTGGCCCGCGTACTGGCGGCCCAGGATACGCACGATGTCGGCGTCCATTTCGGTCACTTCGTCGTACTTGGTCACGATGCCCTCGCCTTCCGGATAGTTCACCTGGGCGCCGAACAGGTCGCCGACGATCATCCACACAGCGTTGTCGTCCGCGCTGGAATAGGCCGGCAGGGCGCTGGTGTACAGCACCGGCAGTCCGTCATACGGATCCACGGCGAAGTTTCCGGCCACGCGCGCTGCGTGGAAGGCGGCGGAAGTCTTGCGGTTGATGATGACAACCACGTCCTCCGCTTCGTCGGTCAGTTCCGCTTCGGCGTTGACAACCGCGGTCAGGTCCGGGGATCCTTCAATCTTCGGGATACCGATCGCGCTGGAAGAGTGGCTGGTGCCTGCGCTCTTGATGTCGTTGATGACCTTGGATGCCAGCAGCTTGATGATCTGGTGCGCCAGTTCACTGTAAACATATTCCACCAGCGGCTCGCCGCCGATGGCGATGATCTCGTCGCTCAGCCGGACGAACTTCTTGATCATCACGGGCTTCATCTCGACCACGCCCAGGGTCAGGTCCTCTTCTGTGATGGCCGTGGTACCCTCGCCGTGTTCATAGGCAGGATCAGCGGCCCGTTCAAACGGCACTTTCAGATTGCCCTTGAAAGCGGTCTTGCGGACGCGGCTCAGGATTTCATCCTTCTCCCACGCGGTCCGGATGATGGTGTCCACCAATGTCGGCACCGGCAGCTGTCCGCCGCTGGCCGCGTTTTCAGTCAGCAGCGCGCGGCACTCTTTGTCGTCATTGCTCACCAGGTACCTGGCGTAAGCATTCGCGTACTCCTTGCTCCCGCGGATCTCGTCCACGGTCTTCGTCGTTCCTTCCGCCTGGTGGGTTTCGCCCATCACGATACCGGCGGCACCGCTGGCGATGGCCTTGCGGGTTTCCTCCGCCTTCGCGGCGGCTTCGCGGATCTGCTGGGCGTTTTCACGCAGCTCGTCCATTTCGCTTTTCAGCTCGTCCAGGTCGGCGCCTTCCTGCTCCATCTCCTTCAGGATCTGGGCCTTGCGCTCTTCGATCTCTTTCATTGTCTTGTACTTCATGGTTTTCCCCTCCGTTAAATTGTTTTCGCCATAATGGCAATCTGGTTCTTTTTCCGCTTCCGTGCCTCAATGGCAAGGCGCTCCTCCTTAACCTCGGCGATGACTCCCTCGCCGACGCTCCGTGCGGATATGCTCGTCGCTTCGTTGGCTGGCAGCGAAACGACGGAAACATCGTATTCTTTTGCCACTTCCAGAATTGTCCTGTGTACTTCGATCATTCCCGTTTCGTGGTCCTCGATCACTTCGCGCTTGTCGCTCTTTTTCCGGAATCCGTGGCTCATTTTTGTCAGGTATCCGCCTTTGATCTCTTCAAAGATCTTCCGGCCTTCTTCCGTACCTCCCAGGTACGCCGTGATTTTCAGTCCTTTCTGATCCGGTCCCACGATCAGGGTGTTGTTTCCGCCCCGTGCGTACACGCGCCCCTCATGGTTCAGCTGCATGATGATGTCGCTGCGGTCGCATTTGTCAAAGGCGTGAGGGTCGAATTTTTCATAAACCCGATAGCCTTCTTCCTCCCACAGCAGATACTCGTCCCAGGTTGTCGCGTATCCTTCCACGACCATCTGCCCATCCGCCAGCGTCCGCAGTTCCATGCCGCCCAGGTTGATGTCCCTGTATTCTCTTTCGCTTGTTTTAACCGGCATTGTCGTTCCCTCCATTTTCTCCGCCTGTTTTACCTTCCGGCGGGTTGGTCACGTCGTAATACTCACCCCGCGCCGGGATCTGGTTTCCGATGTCATCCGGCAGCGGCTCCATGTTCAGGATCTCCCGCAATTCATTCCGCGTGGCCAGGCCCCTGTCGCCCAGCTGCGTCACCGCGTTCAGTTTGTCCGCGTTGCTCATGTACTGCAGCCTGTTGCTTGTGAAAAACACCTGGTTCTCATAGGCGCCGCGCTCCCGGTCTGAGTAGATCATTCCGGACATAACCTCGCCCAGCTGGATCGCAAACCATTCCACGAAACCCTCATAGAATGCCAGCCATGCGTCACCGAAAGCCTTGTTCTGCAGGATGTCTTCGTTCACCGCGAAGTAATCAAACACGTTGGTCTTGATATGTTCCTGCTGGTCCTTGTCGATCGTGAAGCCTTCGTGCTTCATCTGGTTGATGTTCGTGTACGTGTGCGGGAAAATCAAAACACCCCCGGCCGTTTTCTTGTTGCCGAAGGTGAATTTATTGAACCGTTCCATTTCCTCGCCCAGGTCCTCGTCGCTGGCCCAGTTGTCGCTCTGCGCGTAGAACCTGTAGCTGTTGCCGTTTTTGATCCCTTCCGTGATCCCCTGCCGCTGCATGCTAATCAGATCCAGCACCGGCTGCAGTGCGTCGTTGTTCTCGCCGAATAGCTCGTTTTTGTACTGGAACCGGGTCAGGATCCCGACCTCCGCCAGGCGTTCCGCCCTCCGTTTGTTGTTCGGCAGGATGAAACGGATCCACGGCTCGTTTTCATATTCGACCAGTTCCCAGCTGTCTGGGACGACGTTGATGATCCCGTTCGGCGTTCCGTCATCGTTCCGCGTCTTGACCAGGAATGCGTTATTTCTCACGCCCAGGATTGTCGCCGTCTGATACAAAAACTTCGTCCACTCCTGGAAGACATTCGGCCTGACCTTCAGCCGGTTCTGCAGTTCCGGCACCGCGCTGCCCCTCACGTTCGGCTTCAGCTTCGCCGCGTGACGTCCCCAGGCGTCCAGCGCCGCCCTGATCAGCTCGCTTTCGTAGACTGATCCGCGCCAGGTCGTCCATGCCGGCGTATATCCTTCCAGCATCCGGAAGATCTGCGCGTTCTTCAGCCCCTTCGGCTGATCCTTCCGCCCGAAGATCTTTT